CTTTCTCATAATGCTCATCGAGAAACACCATATTATCAAACATAAAATCTTGTTGATCAACATCTAATGTCCATACGTAATCTGATACAATGGGGTCGGTTGCGTTTTCTAGTATTAGTGGTTTTAATTCGTCACCGAAAATTAACATATTCTTTCCTTCATTAAGTTATAGCGTATTATACTATAAAATCAATGACTTAGCAACTCAAATCCACAATCCATTGAAGATTTTGTCAGACGTATAATGGTACTCAGCATCATCATAATACTTCATACGTTCCTTCATATGCATATTCGAATAATACGAATTTGAACAAATATCAAAAATATCAACATGCTTTTTATGCTCATCTGTTCTTAGACCACGACCAACTGATTGGATAACTTTTGTGAAAGCTTTACCTGCATCAATCAATACAACATTATGTACTTTGGTGATATCAATACCAGCTTTGGCAATGCCAAAAGTTGCAATAAGCAATTTACCCTCGGCACCTTCAAAATCATCATATTCGGCAGTACGATCTTTGGTGTCGGTCTTACCATAAATGAATTTTTTGTTCAAGAGTTTAGCAAGAGCTTTTCCTGCGTCAACAGAATCAATAAGAACTAACGTATTCTTTGATTCATCATCAGCCATAATCTCGTTTATTGAATCGGCCATGTTTTTAATACGTTGTGTATTAGTTACAAGGAATTGTTTTTCGCGTTTCCATGCCGCTTCTACTGCTTCAGTATCACCTTTAGTGTACTTTGGTTTCTTAATTAAATGATCAGGAGCATCCTGCATTTGCTTGATGTGTATTAATAATCGCGATAGAAAGCCTTCATCCATAAGTTGTTTAGCTTTCAATGTGTAGATTTCAGTACCCAATGAATTTTTTAAGGTAATCAAATCTGATTTTGGCTTAGGTAATGTACCCGTTAATCCAAAACGATAAGGAATCTTGGGGCCGTATCCTTCAATTAAAAGTTCGTTGAGTATGGTAGATTTTGCGCCATGAACTTCATCAACGATAATAACATCAACATCTTTTAGTATGTGGCGATGATTCTTAAGCGATTGCCATGTACTTACTATATGTTGCTTGTCAACTTCTTTCTTCTTACTATAAAATCTACCAGCATCAAGGCCAACAGATTTAAACGTCTTTACTGTTTGGGTTACTAAATCAGTATTAGGAACAATCGTCATCGATCTCAATGGAGAATATGCATGAACAATCGCTGCATTTATTAAACTTTTACCAGCGCCAGTAGCTAATACAAGTAATCCATGAGATTCTTGTATAGCTTTGTTCACTGCTTCTACTTGATACCATCGTAATATTTTTCCATACTCTGCAAAAACATCAGCATCAATTAACTCTGGCGATTTTGAATGAGGTGTTCTGTTATCAATAACATCTATCTCATAACCAGTTTCATAAATCCAAGGAACAATCTCATCAAGTAAATTGATGAATGTATTTCCATTCATCTTAAAGAAATTTACCTTGCCGTCCCATTTTCCTTGTTTCACCAATGGAAAAAAGTGAGCATTATGAACACGTATTGCCCATTTTTCAAAAAGCAAATCTCTGTGTTTTGGATCAAGTCCCCGGATATTGCAGTTGATCTCATCACGGAGCGTTAATGTAACTTTCTTACTCATTTATTATCCTTATAATAACAATCAACATGATTCTCCGATTCACACATTCGCTTTATCATATGACGCGTGAACTCTGTTGCTTTTGATGCCATAGTTAATGATGTATATTCGATGCCGAGAAATATCAGAGGCATTGATCTCGGATTAGCTTTAGATAACGCCATTTTCATATCATCTGGTAATGTCTTTCCATACCAATATGCATTTTCGCCAGATTTATCTCGTTTGTTTGCAATCATTCTTGCCATAACTTCTGGTGAATGTTTTTTGCCATAGAATGGATTATTCTTTCCGATCATACGTTTACTTTTAGCTGCACGTTCTTCGGATGATTGCGTTCTACAATACATCTTAGGATTATTCATTAAATGTTTACGTTTTGCTGCTCTTCCTGTATCAGATAAATTATGTTTCTTTCCAGTAAGAGCTTTACGCATTTTATCTATGGTTTCTGGAGATAGTTTCTTCCCTGTTTGTGCAATACGTAACTTCTCTCTTGTGGTTTCACTAACAACTTTTCCAGAATTGCCTTCGCCGCCATTAGTCATATTCACTAATGGGCCTTGCTTCAAATCATTTCTACCAATCTCAGAGATATATTGCTTCTCAAATAGAAATGCATCGGCTTCAGAAATATCATTTGATAAAATGAGAATATATGGATCAGTTCCTGTCGCTACTATCTTATTTATCTTATTCTTTTTGTGCTTGTTGCCATCGATAGCATTCCATGTAATATGACGATATGCTCTATCATCTTTACCCTTTCCAACATAAAATGGCTCATATAAAAAGCAGATAGAATCATAAATGAATCTATCTGCTTTTCTTGGATCAAGATAAATGTAAGTATAGAAATTAGATAGCATTAAAAAATATAAGTACAGTTGCCTTTATAGCGTCCCAGAATGCTGTGGCCAATATACCCATAATTATCATACCCCAAATAGTTTTTTTACGATCATTACACCATTTTCTTAATCGATACCATTTATATGTGAATGACTTGCCAAATTCATGATGAATAATCGCAGTTTTAGTCGCAGTTTTAAATTCTGGGCTATTAATAAGTCGATCTAATGAAGTCTGCTCTGATAGTAATGTAATTTGCTTTTGTAAATTATCCACTATTGCATCATTAGCATCCATATATTCAATTAAAGGCGATGATTGTTGTGATTTTAATCCAGCTGCTATTTTTTCTTGTGATGTTCTTTTATCCATTACTACTTACTCCTGCGTTCTAACGCGAACGACTTCTTACTGCCTAATGGAATTATTAGGACTGTTATTACAGGATTTTATCCGATGATTTAGAGCCATCGAAATAACATAAGTTATTTTGTGCTGCTTCTAACGAATGAAAACTATCTGTACAACCCGCGGCATCCCAACTATTCATCCAAGCATCACACCACATGAAGTTTGGTAAAGTATAATCTGAATTAAATAGAGTTCTAATCCAGATATACAACGAATATATAAACCATGGTTGTTGAATGACAAAGCTAACTCTGCCATTAACATTTGTGCGCTCAACTATTCGAGTGCAAATCATATTTCGATGCCATCCATACCAGCAAGCTCAAGCTTAGTGATGTGTCCGATCATCCAGTTTTTGCTGCTGAAGCCTTGAAGTAGAGCATCAAACTTCCCTTCCCAATATGAAACATCATGAAGATTCTGTGAAAGTTCATAAAACTCTTTATCAGAGTTTATATATTGCTCAACATCTCTTGATGAAAGAGCTTTGCCATATTCAGTACTATAAAACCGGAACAGTTCGCCGCGTTTTTTCTTAACTTCTGAGTCAACACGGCGCTTAATATTATGAATTTCTTTCCAGACTTCGCCATAATATCCAATGTGTGCTGGTAGTTCAGCTGCTTCAACAGCTAACACACCAGAAACTTTCGTTAATGATTTACCCTCTTCATATATCTCATCCCATCTAGCATAAAGATCAGGAAGATCATCTATGAGCTTCACGTAGATTTCTCCATCAACAGTTGAGTTTCTTCATCTTCATCAATAACATTCAATGAAAGAGTTGCATTTGCTGCTAAAATCTCATCAAGTATTGGCTGAGCATTTTTGCGTTGGAATTTTTTGCCCGATTCTACATATGTATACCAAGCACCGCCCTGAGAGACTATACCAGCACTTACGAACGCATCAAGTAATCCACTATATGGATCAATACCTGTTTCCCATGGAACTACCAGCTCAACTTTACGAAATGGTTTTGTGAAACGAGTTTTAGAGCATTTAACACGAATGTAAACACCTTCAGTTTCAGCTTTGAAATTTTCTTTAATTTCTTTTTTGCCGACCATCAATACAATTGATGATGCATAGACTTGACCTTTACCACCATTAATCTCAGTGATTGGATTACCGTATGCATCACTACCATTCCATGTATGATTTGTTGCAATTAAGCCTGCACCTTTTGCTGCAAGTTTTGATGTTGCCATGCGATAGAATTGCTTCAACTGCTTGGCTTTTTGGCCCATATCGCCCTTCATTTCACCTTTATCATTTTCTTTACTTTCTTTTTCAGTAAGCATCATACCCAATGAATCGATAACGAAAAGTAACTTAGGACGGTCTTCTGGTGGATAAGCATCTTCAACAGCGTTTAGTACTTCGGCGATTGCTTTATGTGCATCAGTAATTGTGACAATATCCATTCGAATTAATTTATCTTCAGATACATCCAGACCAACACCTTCTAAGAAAGATGTATCTAATGCTGCTTCAGTATCTAAAATTACAGGGATTATTCCGTTGTCTTGTGCGTGCTTTGCAATTGATGCTGCAATCAAAGATTTGCCTGCACCTGGATCACCGGCGATCAACATAGATTTACCCAAAGGGAATCCTTTATGAAAATCGCCGCTGATGATATTATTTAAAACGAATGAACCTGTACCGACCCAAGTATCTGGCTCAGAAAAGCCAACTTGTATATCAGTATTTTTTAAGCGCTTATTTAATGATTTGTGTAAATTTTTTAAAGACATTTTTTCCTCCTTGAAAAAATATAGGGGGCATTGCGCCCCCTATCTAATGCTACGTGTTAATATTACTTAGCGCCTTCTTTCTTTCGGCGTGCAACAATATCCATAACATCAACTTTCGTTTTAGCTTTTTCAGCGACAACAGTTTCCTTAACTTCGTCATCAACTGTATCTTCAACCTTTGCCGCAACAGGCTTAGATGTTACTGCGGTAGCATCATCACCACCTTTCTTAGGTGCTTTATACTCGAAAGGTTCTCCAGTTAATGCAGCATGCAATACAGCTTCAATATATTCCATATCTGGCTCTTTAGGAAGTTTTTCAGATAGATTAACTTCTTCAAGACCTTCTTGCAAATTGGCCGGAATCGCTGTTTGTTTTGGTGCAAAGTTAGATGTAGTATAAGCTGCCCACTGACCATCTTTAATGCTGTTCAATCGAAAGTTATATCCAGTTTCGATTTCTGTTGGATAATCATCCAAGTCACCACTCATGATAGCTTTTTTGATAGCTTCAGGTATTTTAGTAACACCTTCGAAGTTTATTAGCTTTTGCGCTGGACCTTCGAACTCGAAAGGAGAATCAATTACTACGATATTCGCAATAAACGATATCTTTCTCCAGAATTTTGAACCAAGCTTTTCATCATAGTCATCGCTCTTTTCGTTATAGAAATTTTGCGATGCTGCACAGATTGGACATTTTTGTTTACCATAGTGTTCATGATTGATGCATGCAACAAAACGCTTTTGAGTTTTGCCGTCAACTTCAACATCTAATTTATGAACCCATTTTTCTTGAATGAAGTGTGGATTATCAGGATTTGAATCTGGTAGGAAACGTATGGTGGCTGTTTCATCAAAGTCCATATCCCAGAACTTGTACCAATCGGTATTGCCGTCACCATTTTTACGTTTTTCTTCTGCTACTTCTTTCTCTTTATACTGCGCTTGAAGCGCCGCAAGTTTATCTGACATAGTTTTATCTCCGTATCTACTTATTTGTCATTCCATTATTGTATATCTAATTTTCGAATCATATTATATCATATAATTCAGTATGTTACAGTACTATTTATACAAACAGCACTATAAAAAGCTTCGAAATCGTTATAATTCCGAAGTTTTTTCCTTCAAAGCACTAACCAGTTCTTGATAATCTGACTCAAGAGAATCTAGCTTTTCCTGTGCTTCTTTAATAGCATCAACATATAATTTCTTGTCATTTTCGACATCTTTTATTGCTGCTGCTAATTCTGTTATATCATCGAGTGTTGCCATCATTTCTTCCTTAAAATTGCATCATCATACATAATTCTGCTTCGTCCCTCATGAACGTCTTTACATCGCCACTATCTAATTGATCAGAAAATATAATATGAATTAATCGATCACGTTCCATCATTATTGCGTCAATCACATCCTTTTCCATTGTTTTAGTAAGTTCGGGTAAAACTACATCTTTCTCAAATACTAGGGCTTGGGCCAAAGTGTAACCATCTTCAGCTGCCGTTATTGAGTTACCAATAAATTGTATTTTTGCAAAACAAAATGGCGATAATATCAGTTTGCCATCAGCTGTTTCTGCTGCCATAATTGGTGATGCAAATAACATCATTAGTGCTAATAAACCTATCCATAATTTCTTCATGTATTTTCCTTAATCTAGCTGCATTGCCATATCTTTCATCTCAAAGATACGTTCAAGATCATCCGTTGTATCCTTTCCTTCCCGTACTTCTATATATCGTGGGTGAGATAACGCGTAATAATCATTCGCTCTACCCTTTGTGATATCAT